TAGTTCTTTCTTAGTGCAATCATCTGCTGCCCATACATCATCTTCAGAATAAATTTTATCAACACAAGATGCAATCAAATCAAATGATTGATCCATTGCATTCTTATTTTCAAAATCAAAGTTGTTTTTAATAAACTGATCAAGAGATGGATACTTCATCTCCATCATAAGTGTATCATCAATTTTAATTTGCCTAGTGTGCTCATCATTTTTTTGAACACGAATTTCATCTAGGTCAATATTTACAGTCACCTCTGTAGTCTCATCATCAGGACAAATAATATTTACTTCAATATTTTCTCCAACAGATTTTCCTCTGATGTTTAAAAATAGAAACTCAATATCAAATGTGGGAAGTGCTTCAACTTTAATTCCTTTTGTCTGAACACAACTCTTAATGACTGCTTTGATTGCAGTCGTAATTTGTTTTGTATCCTCACTTTCTAATGCAATAACAAGAACTTTCTCTTCTTTTACAAGGAAGGGTCTAAACTGAATTGATTCTCCAGTTGAAGGTAATTCCAACTCATATGTTGGTGTTGCAATCTTTGGTAAAGGCATAATGTCTTATAGATGTATTTCAGTATTGTTATTTATTAACCAATATTGGAGAAAGATCCCAAGAGATCCGTGCCCATATTACGTAACTGTGCTCCAAATCTTCCTAGATCAAAAGAAAATGGACTTGCACTTGGATCATTAAAAAGACTTTCCCTTGCTTGACTAAAAACATCTAAGGGAGAACCTGGAGATGATGTATTATTATTCGGTCCACTCTGAATGTATCTAATGTATGACATAGAAACAGTACACTTCAATAAATCATTTCCACTATATGATACTGGCATCGAAGATATACTCAAAGGAAATGATCTGATAAATTCATAGGTCATAAATTGTTTATAATCTCTTTCAAATTTAAATATTTTCAATCCTTGGTCAGCAGTGTATTCATCTGGATATGTGGGTTTGTAATTATAATTAATGTTTTTAGATTTTTCATCTTCATTCATAATTCCTCTCATCCAAGTTTCAAAAAATCTAATTGGAAGATAATTTGAGGCATCAACATAAAATGTAAAATCAATTCTATCATCAAACATTCTACGGTATGCGTGCTTCTCCGTCACACCAGTCCTATCATTATTAATATCCATCGTGGTTAGTTGTGAACCAGGAAGAGATGTATCATTACAAAGAAGATTCAATTGTCCCTGATCTGCACCAAGAACTTCTTCCAATTTGGATCTTACTTTTCCATTTGGAAGAGCAATTTGAACAGCAAAATAAGAAGTTAATGATGGTCGTAACAAGTTTGCTCTGACATCATCGACACTTTTTCTTCTTACTTCTTTTTCGACGGGGTTTGCCATCTATAAATATTTTTAACCTTATATATTATGTATGGCAGAAAGTATCAAGAGTAAATACAAACCATCATTCCCAAAAAAATATAAAGGTAATGCCAACAATATTATATGCCGTAGTAGTTGGGAACGTAGGTTCTGTCATTACTGTGATTTAAATGAAAACATTCTTGAGTGGGGTAGTGAAGAATTTTACATACCATACATCTCACCAATAGATAAAAGAGTTCATCGTTACTTTCCAGATTTTATTATCAAAGTGCAGGAAAATACAGGACAGATTAAGACTTATGTGATTGAGGTAAAACCAAAAAGACAAACTATAGAACCTAAGAAAAGGTCAAGAGTTACTAAGTCATACATCTATGAGTGTAAGACCTATGCAGTCAATCAAGCAAAGTGGAAGGCTGCAGTTGAGTTTTGTGAAGACAGAAGAATTAATTTTAAGATCATCACAGAGGACGAACTCGGAATCAAATGAACCGTATCGAACAACTCATTCCAGATCTCAATAACAAAACGAATGATCAAGAAGAGATGATGCTTGAGATTATGCAAGTGTTGAATGATACTGTTACACCTATACCAGATGTAGGAAAGTTTTATACCTTTGTTTATAATGCAAAGACACCTCGCATAACATATGATCAACACCCATTGATTGCTTGCACAGAAGTACTCCGTTGGGGGTTTCGTGGAGCAAACTTTCATCTAGGTAAATATCGAAATTATACTTGGGAAGAAGTAGCAGGTCAACTTTATATTGTTGACTATGAAGAACTAGGAGACTTGCTTTCTATACCTTATGGACTTCGCAAAGATACTTACTAAATAGATAAAAAAGTGGTGCGTAATGGGATTGTATGGCGGAGAAAGTAAAGTTTTTAAATATAAAGGAAAAGACCTATATCCTGAAGTAGACTCTGAAACCGGAGTAACAACTTGGTATGAGAAGAAGGGAATTGATACTCTTGGTCAAAGAATTAAGTTGGGAACAATAACACCACCTAGTAAAAAATTTGTAAAACATGAGGGACTCCAACTAGGTTTCCTTTCTCCTGACGGATTTAGTGATGTATTTGTTGGTGATGATGCAAAAGCCTTTTTAAGTGACGAAGGTCAAAAAGAATTAAGGAATCAAGCAGCAAAAGCTGCAAAGGATGGATGTATTGCAGTAGATGGTAGTACAAAGGAAGCATGTGCTAAAAAAGCAGAAGAATTACTTGATACTGGAAAATCAACCACACCACCAGATACAACTGCAGAAGAAGTTGCAACTGAGACTACAGATAACTTTGCAGAGCAACTGGCAAGCGTACAAAATGAAGTAGGAACTAATAGTGGTATAACTCAAGAGGTAGGATCAAAACCATTAAGATATCCTACCGACATGGCAGAAAATCAGGATGTAATTAAGTTTTCACTGATAAAATATAAAGCTAATAAACCAAAAATGGGAGCAACCTTTGGAAGAGAAAGAATATCCCCTAATGCTAAGGTAGGAAATGGTGATAGATTAATTCTTGGAACTGTTATCTTACCTGTTCCTGGACAAATTCAAGATAGTAATAAAGCAGACTGGAGTGAGGACAGTGCCAATGCAAAAGACCTCGCATTGGCCGGTCTTTTTGGTTCGGCAGTATCTGGTGAGGGTGCTGGTGACTACGCCAAAGATTTGGCAGATGCTGCTGGCGGTAATTCTGAAACACTTAAAAAAGCAGTTACTGGAGCACTTGCAAAATCTGCTACAGGAGTCAACGTATTGGGAAGAATGGGTGGATTGGTTGTTAACCCAAACCTTGAACTCTTATTCAGCAAACCATCTCTTAGAGAATTTAGTCTTAGTTTTAGACTCTCGGCAAGAAGTAAAGCAGAGGGTAAAGAAATTATAAAAATTATAAGATTTTTCAAACAAGGAATGGCACCAATTAGAGACCCATCTAACTTGTTTCTTAAGTCACCAAATACATTCCAAGTCAATTACCTTCTTAGAGGTAAGGATAGTAAAGACCATCCTTTCATAGGAAGAATGAAAGAGTGTGCTCTAACTAGTGTTAATACAAACTATACACCAGAGAATAATTATGCTACTTATGAAGATGGTCTCATGATATCATATCAAATTAGTTTATCACTCAAAGAACTTGAACCTGTATATAATGATAATTATAAAGACATCCCAACTGACGCAATAGGTTTCTAACATGTCAAATTATTTTAGTAAAGTTCCAGACTTCGAATATGTTAGCAGACTTCCCGATGCTAATATCTCCGATTATATTCCAGTCAAAAATTTATTTAAGAGAGGTCAACTCAGAGAAGACATCTTTCAGGACCTTGCATTCTTTACTAAGTATAAAGTTAAAGGTAATGATAGACCAGATAATGTTGCCTCAGAGTTTTATGGTGATTCAGAGTTGGATTGGTTAGTTCTTGTCTGCAATAATATTCAAAACATCTATACTGAATGGCCCATGTCTCAGTATAATTTTAATGAATACTTATTAAAAACTTATGGAACCTATGATAATATAAATGCAACACATCATTATGAAACAACACAATTAAAAAACTCAGATAATATTACAATTGTTCCTGCAGGACTAGAAGTTCCATCAACATATAGTATCACATATTATGATTACTATGAGAGTGGATTGGTAACTGAATATCCAGTCAAGGAAGTTACTAACTATCAATATGAAGATAACCTTCAAACAGATCGAAGAAATATTTTCTTATTAAAACCAAGATACTTAAATGTTGTTCTAGATGATCTGGAACTTATCATGACATACAAAAAAGGTTCCAGTCAATATAAGACTGAAACCATGAAGACTGCTGATAATATCAGACTATTTTAATTTTACTCTTCAGCAAGTTTCTGGAAGTAAGACAGGGCATCATCCTCATCTGAGTCCGCAGACTTAGTGGGAGTGATGTCTGGTGCATTGAAGTTTGCTGTAGGAGTGCTCTTTGCTGCCCAGTCAGGAGCAAAGTTTCCACGAGAACTATCTTCATTATCAGTCTCCTCATCATAACGACGGGGAGCAGGTTTAGCACCAAGCACCATCTTCAGACGCTTCTCCAGGTCCTCGTAGGACTTGAATTGGTCTGTTGCGACAAGTGCTGCAAGAGCGTATTGCTTTTGCCACAGGGCTTCAAGAGCGTCGTCATCATCCAGGAGTGGTGAAGGACGATCAAATTCTGATGAGTCATAGTTCCAATAACCAGCAACTTTTTTCAGTTTCAATTTGAAGTTAGCACCCTGCCAGAAGTCAAAGGGATTGATTGGAGTCTCATCCTCAAACTCAGGTTGCATTGCTTCCATGACCTTATCAAAGATCTTCTTACCAAACTTATACAAGAAGACACCACCCTCATTCTGAGGATTTGCTTTGTCTTGTACAACATAGATGTTGGCATAGTAAGAGAGTTTGCGTTTCTGCTTACGGACAGTATCTTTATCTGCTTCGTTACCACTGTTCCACAGTTCACGATTGTATTCTGATACAGGGTCTTTACCACCCGTTGTAGTCAGAGAGTTTTCAATATACCAACCACCAGGACCTTGGAAGGCATGGGAGTACATCTTTGCCCAGGGAAGTTCTTCTCCATCTGGTGCAGGCAAGAAACGGATTACGGCATAACCATTGCCGGTCTTATCCATTTCGGGTTTCCATAGACGCTCATCTGCGCCGCCGGAAGTATTGTTCATCTTCTCAACTTCTTTCACCAGTTTAGAGGTGAGAGAACCCAGAGAAGATTGCTTCTTAAGATCTGAAAATGACATTCGGATTACCTTAGATTAATTAGATTTGGCTTGTGTGTACCTTGTTATTCTACTAGTCTACGTCACCATTGTCAATCTGCCGTTTCATTATGTCCAGCATCTTTGACATGTTGTTGAAGACCGTATTCAAATCACCTCCCTCAGGGAGACCCATCATCGTTGCTGACTCGATGATTTTATCTTTCATTTGCTTTGCTTCAGGATCGTCCGATAAACTCAGTCGAGCAAAAAGAACTTTTTGTTTTTCAAGAAGTTTTTCCATCATTGCAACATGAAATGATTTCTCCTCAGTACTCATTGAGGGAAATGTGAAGACGTTACGATAAACATCTTCTTGTAGTTCACTAATTTCTGTCATCTCAGCACGGACAACATCAGAATCGAAAAAACTCATTTTACTTTAAAACAATTTCCTTTAAAACTTTTTTATAACGTGATACCTCAATATTTAGAAACGGAGAATACTTTTTCATTCTCATACTGACGGTTTCCCACACTGGGTCTTGTAGTTTCTTGTCCCAGTCTTTTCTGAATCCAAGAATCCTATCAAGAATCACCAATGTTTCTATTGAAATATTATCTTTTAGATACTCTTTAAGAATTTGTGGATGTGTAGAACCATCCATGGAGAACATAGAATCAAAATTACTATCAACAAAAATAGATCCTGTTTCTTCTCTAAACAGATAAGTTAATGACTGGGTTCGTTTTTTCCATTCAGTATATCTACCTTCACCTTCACGGATCATCTCTCCTATCCAAAGCTTACTTGGATCAGTGCAGGTAATAAAGTTAGATACAAAGAAGTCAATCATTTCCTGATCTGTCTTCTGCCTTGATACTTTTTCAAACCAGAATCTATCTTTTCTTTTATAAAAAGATTGTACGGTTGCACGACTCTTACCACAATACTTATGGTAATCATACCTTTCTTTTGTGAAGTGATTCTTCAGAGAAAGGTATTGTTTGTAGGCGTCAAAAGGCATCATGAAAAAAGTAATAGGGTCAAATTTTTGCCGGAATTTTTTTCGGACAAAAATAGAATCAAATAGGCAATTTTGCTCTGGAACTTCTCTTCAAGAAGTTAAGTTCTAATGCTTCACACTTTAATTTTTCTTTGAGTGGTTTAGATATCAGTTTCGAAACTGACTCCACATCAATACTATTTTTATCACAGAAGTGAACAACAGCATCAATATAACTCATTCCGTCGCCGGTATGTACAAGAGATTCAATCTCTTGAGCGAATCGAGAGGGGCAGAAGAATTTACTTTCTAGTGCTTTTTCTAGTTCATTCTCCATTCTCTGTCCTAAGATTGTGAGATACAAATTCTTTAATATAACGAACCAATAACTTAATATAATCCCCTTTGTTTCTTTTGTCAAATACTTTAACCTCACCACCTGGTGTAACCATAATAGTGATAAGTTTTTTGACGGGGATACCAGTCAGTTCATAGTAAGCAGCAGCATAAAAAGTTTCTTGAACGAAATAGTTTTCTAACCATGCTTCTGGTTTAATCTTTTCAGAAGTCTTAAAGTCAATGACTGCAAGTTCTCCTTCGTATTCACCGATGCAGTCTACCCTACCAGCCAATCCAAGATACTCAGAGTACAGAGTTCTTTCGATAGCGTGTATGTTATTTATCTTATCCAAGTATGGTTTGGCATGATGAAACATGAACTGTGTAAGAGGACGAAAGTCATCCCAGTTTATTTCATTGTTCCGCATGTATACTTCAACTGCTTCGTGGAAATCAGTACCACGAGTAGTTGCTTTTTTTGTAATACGATTTGCTTCTTCAATACCAACTCGCTTACGCCACTTGACAAAGATCTGTCGGTTGTAAAAAGAAGTTACAGATGTAATAGAAGGCACCCAGTCTCCACTTGGAAGGTTGTAGAGACGGATGCCGTTTGTTTCTTTCTTGTTTAGTTCAAGATCACCGAGATAATTATGATGAATAAAACTCATAAATTCAAATCCATTTTTGCAATTAAGTATTCTTTACAGAGACCAGATCTAACAATATCCTCGACACCAAATTCAATGATGTCCATTGATGGCATTGTTCTAAGAACTCTCATGAAGTCAGCAATACCAGTCTTCTCAGATGCTTTGACAAGATCAGATTGAGTAGCATCACCACAGAACATAATTTTACTGTTCTCTCCTATCCTTGTGATTATACTATCAAGTTCGTGGAAATTCAAGTTCTGAAATTCATCAACGATAATGATTGCATTATCAAGTGTAGTTCCACGAATAAATGATGTGCTCCAAAAAGAAATAGTTCCTTGATTTTTTAGATTGCCATAGAGCATTTCAAAATCAGAGTCAGTAGGCATCTCAAACATATACTTCACCATATTCTTATATGGAATTTGGTAAAGAGAAGACTTATCCTCATGATCTCCAGGCAAGAAACCAATCTCTCTGGTTGCTACAAGAGACCTGACAATGTAGATCTTCTCATAAGGACTCTTGGGGTCAAGAACATCCTTCAATGCACTGTAGAGTGTTACAAAGGTCTTTCCTGTACCTGCACAACCATAAGCAACGATGTTCTGATCGTTCTTATAACAACGAAAAAGTTCTTTTTGATTTTCTGTTAGAGCCTCGATGGGTTTCATCAAGTCTGCATTGATTGGTTTCTTTCTTTTCATATGTTTGTTGCTCATCCCAAATGGGACTACTGGTATTTGAGACTTTCTTTTTGAGGGCATACGATATAAGAAGTAGAAAAATTAACCGTAGTAACGGTTTTTGCGGACATTAGCACCTGGTTGTTTTGATGCACGATCCAAGACCTCATTCCATCCATTGGATTTGGCCTCACCAGTCCACTTAAACTCAGTAGATTGTCCTGCACATCCTTCCGACCAGTCTCTATCCCATCCCGGATTCTCATCCTTCCACTCTGAATATGCCTTCATAGACATATTGAGTTCTTTCTTTTCTTTTGTTTCTAGATTAATAACGGGGTATGTTGGCATATCTCAATTGTTGGTGTAAATATTTATGAAACCCATTCCATTGCTTCTGCAACAGCAGGGAATTGTTCACAGAAGATTTCCTTTGCACCTAGTGCAAGATCCATGTGTTCCTTCTGTGTACCGTTTGCAGAACGCAATTCAATATAATGTATCCACGAACGAACTGAGCCCGTCATGTAAATTTTGGTAGGACATGCCAAAGGAAGCACAAATCGAGCACACTCCTTTGCAATACCTTCATCAAGCATTCTCCGATAGAGATCCATTGCTTGTGTGAAATGTTGTTGCATTAACATTTCAAACTTCTGACTGGTAAACGGGTCAACATCATCAATAGAATTTTGACGATTCTTGGTGTCTTGCCTGCGTAGTTCAGGTAGAGGGATCGTCTCCGCGAGTAAGGAACTATCAGCATATCGTTGGGAAAACTCTTGGTAGGTAAATGAACGGTGTCGCAAAACTTGAGCAGCAATTCCTCTGGTAGTGTTCAACTCTAGAGTCATATATGCTTGTTCAAAGATACTCCAGTGCTGATGCTTCACACAATACTTGAGTAGACCAGAGAACTTTTCGTTCTCCTGGTTATTTGGGTTTGACACACGGGCACAGTATGCCATATGCTTCTCTGCATCAGGAGTTGCGCTGATTAGTTTTACGTTGTTCTCGCTCATCAAGTGTCTCGTTAATAATGTCTTTTAGTTCTTGTCTTTCTAAATCAGTAAAGATATTTCGTTTTGGTATCACCAGTGGTGGATGGGATTTATTTGATAAAGTTTTACCACTACTAGGAACACTCATCCCTTGTGTATCTATCTTATCCATCGTCGTCCTCAAATACTTCGTCGTAATCTAATACGTAATTAGAAACAGGATCATCAAAATTTTCTTGCTTTGAAGTATATGAATCAGTATCTGAATACACTTCTGACTCAAGAGCATCAACCAGCAGTTTTAGATTTCTTACTATTAGTTTTAGTTTATCTCTTTCCATAAAAAATGGGAGGTTTCCCTCCCATCTTAACACTATTCAATTGATTTGGCAATCACTTGGTATAAGTGCGGCCGCGATAGCAGAAAGTCCCGTGAGACTCTTTGCTTTCTACACAACGAGTAGCATACTCAACACCACGATATGAGGTGTGGGTAATCTGTGCGTCATGAACAGCAGATGCTTTGTTGATCTGCTTCTTGAT